CCCATTTGGCGTAATGCATTAGTGCCCCCAGCAGGCTTACCCGTTGCGAAGTCTATGAATCTGTCACTTAATCCTTGCAAGGCTTCAATACCACTGTTGCCTGAAGACTTACCGCCACTCTTGATGTATTCAATAAGCTCTTCACGAGTCATGTCTTCAAGGCGCTTTTCTTGCTTCTTCTGATTCGCTTGATAATTCTCATTTGCTTGCTGAGCCATACCTCCAAGCGCCTCAATACCTCTGCCAATACCGCCTCCAACACCTTGAAGGGCATTGCCAATGGCGCCTCCAGCACCAGTAAGAGCACCACCTATGCCTCGGCCAATGCCCCCTAGCGCAGCCATGATCCCGCCACCAGCCAGGTACTGAGGTTGAACTGATGCAATGCCGCCTTCGGCCATGCCAATTCCTCCACCAATTCCAGCCATGCCGCCGAAAAGTCCGCTTAAACGCCCAGGACCGCCTAGACCAGAGAAGATGTATTCTTGAAATGTTTCAAAAGGAGGAAGGCCTCTTTCAATTCTGTCTTGATTTATTTCCTGCATAAACGGGCTGTCATCAAGGTTTATTTCTGACGGATCAGTGTTATCTGTTGTTTCTTCATCCCCAACAGGTGTGCCGTCAGGATAAACCCTTATAACTTCAGGCTCGGTACCAGGTGGCACATACCCTTCAGGCACCTGTGGAGCAATGAGAGGTCCGCCAACGTTGGGCGCGGCCCTTTCGTAATTCAAATAGTTGGCGCCACGAGCACGTTGTTGTTGAAATCCTCCAGCAAACGGGTTGTCCATGTTGCCAAGAAAAGCAGATTTAGCCGTGGCGGGATTAACTCTTAGGCCAGGGTTCATTTGTTCTAGTCGGCTAGGAGGGAAGCGACTAAAGTCTGCTTGTGTGTAAGCTCTCTCTACGCCTTGACCAACCAACGCTTGGCCACGGTCTATTCTTGCTGTATCACTTCTGCTCATTTAACACTTCCACCTTCGTCTTGCCTGACGCAGTCTAGAGTTTGGATCTTTTGCCGCCTTAGGAAACTTCTTCATTTGCCCAGCAGAACGAGCACAGAAAGACTTTCTTCGTGCTGCGCGTTTACCTGTCGGCTTATCCTCTGTCACCGCCGTCTTGAGTTTACTACCAGGATTAGCTCTGCGATAGGCCTTTACGCCAGCCTCAGTCATGCCTGCACCCGACTCAGTAGAACGAAAGTTCTTTTTGTTTCTTTTAGGCATGGTGTCAGGCTTGCGTTTAGCTGCCCTTGATCGACCACCAACAACCCCGCCATTAGAAAATTCTTCCGCATAACGTTTGAACATCAGGAGTACCTTGTTCTTTTGCGTCTATCAGACATGACAGCACCACAACCCCTATGGTTGCGACGAACCTCACCACCTTCGGCTTTCTTTACAATACGACGGCCTTTTGCAGATGCTGGCGAAGTAAATGTCTTCACATTGGTAGGCTTGCCGCCCACGCCCTGTGGTTTGGCGCGCTTTCTTTTGACCGCGCTACGTCGCTCACCTTCAGTCATGGCTTTTGCTTTTGACCTCGGCACACACTTAGGGTACTTGCGCTTTGATCCTTTAACTTTAGATCGGCCACATGCTTGGAACTTACCCTTTTTTTTGGGCGCTCCAATGTCAACCCAGTCGCCCTTTGAGCCTTTGCCAAACCATTCCTTCAGGCTCATTTAATGCCTGCCGTTCTAGCTCTCTTAGCAACAAACCCACCGCCGCTTTTGTTCCTAGGCTTTGGCCCTTTGAAATCTTTACGTTTTTTACCAGATGGGTCTTTGATCTTGCCTGCACAAATCTTGCTGGCATAGGCATTTGCGTAAGCCGAAGGGTATACCTTGAACTTACGTTTTGCCGCAGCCTTTCCTCTAGCACAAAGTTTTGTCATGAACCTACACTCACCACTATGCTACCTTCTGTAACAACCTGAACAGATCCAACAATCGCTGTCGCTTCAAGCGGGTCTGTTTCGTAAGGCAGTCCTTGAGACAGACTGACCCATTCGTTACCACTATATACCTGAAGGGTGTTTATTGTGCTATTCCAAATAACATCCCCTGCATTGAACTTCAACTCATCTCTTTGAGTTCTTGTAAATTGCGGCGTTGCGTCTGGGTCAAAAGCGTTAAGACTAAGTTCTAACAGGCGAACAGTGCTGTTAAAAGTATCGCTATCTACCGCTTGGTTACCAATAACGGTGGGCAAACGTCCTCTTAAAAGCTTACTCATCTTCGACCATTAGGTTGTAAATCAAGCCTAGTTGCGCCGACCCTAAACCCAACGCCGCTTCTTACGCCAATATCCCCATCATCATCTGATTCAAATCGGATCACGGCCTGCCTTCCTCGAGCACGAGTGTCTATCTTTGTTGTGCTTGATGTGAAAGAAGATGTGTTGTCTGTAGATAAAGAGTCACCTGGGAAGTTTCTAGCTTTCAAAACAAAGTTAATCGTTTGCGTTGACCCGCTATCACCTGTGAACTTGATGTCTGGAATGCATCTGCGTATGAACTGAAACTGTTCGCCGTCACCTAAGTCAAAGTCGGCGCTTTCAACAAAGACGTTATTCATTGGCTGGCCGTCATTATCGTGGCCTGTTTCGTGAGAGTAGATGTAGTTTTCTGCACCGTCGTACCCAGCAGCCCTCGGAAAGCTTTCTAACCCCTCGTCAAGCCAAGCTGTTCTAGATAGCTCACCAATGGCCCACGTCTGCTCGACATAATTATATGTAACGTAGCGGTCTATCGACATTGAGTTCCCGGATGGATAGAACCAACCCACTTCTTGGAACTGCTTGTTTACAAACGCATGGACCTGGAACCCTTGGTCTGCGTTAAAGTCATCTAGTACATGAGAAAGAACAGTGCAAGTAAGAGGGGTTATGCTTCCTCCGTACTGATAGAAGCCTTTTCTGTCCATCCAGAACACGCCATTAGGTGTGCTAATTGATGCGTTTGGCCCAATAATACTAACGCCGTCACTGATTAGGTTTAAGCCGAAGGTAAGAGGCGCGCCAATAAACTGTAAGCTGTAGAGGGCTACATCCGTCCATATCAGCGTTTCTTGTCGTGTTCTAAGGCCACTAATAATTTGTGATCCTGCTGAACAACGCAGCGAACCTGCAGTATTTGTTGATGTAGGAAACCACTCTGCAGCATTCTCTTGGTCAGAGAAGGCAACTAAAAGAGGATCAAGGGTTCCCGTTCTAGCTGTTGCGTTATCGTTGATGGGGTCTGCGCCAAGGGCAATTACATGCCGGTCTACGTCAGATACAAGGACTTGCAGCGCCACGGTTGGTGTAAAGTTTGCGCCAGCAAGAGCAGAAATATTTACCGCACGATCTGAACCTAAGTTTTTTGCACTGGTGTCCCAGTAGTAGATGCCTCCTGCTCGCACGTTAGCAATCAAGTCCTCGCCAAAACTATCCATGGACCACAAGCGTAGTTGGTTCAACGGACTCAGTGCGCTAGAAGATCCCCAAGCGCCATTACCCCAAGCGCCGACACTCCACCCTGTGCCATTAAGGAATACGTCAAGACCGACGTTGATTTGATATGCGCCCACAACAGAACTGCCACCATTACCAGTATCACTGCCGTTTGCCGTAACCGTTGCGCCAGATGTGTCCTTTGCGGTGATGACATATGTATTCGTGTCGCTAAGCACTTCGATCTCATACTCTTGGTTGAGGACCTCAGCAGTTATGTTGCCGCCTAGCGTTGCGGCCCCGCTGAAAGTTACAAAATCGCCTAGAGATGCTCCGTGAGCGGTGTCTGTGACGGTGATAGAGCTAGACGTATTCGTAGCGCCAAAAGTTACGTCGCCTGCCGCAGTGGTTGAGCGAACCGGCGTTATGTCGCTATAGTTTGAGTCCGACGAAATGTACAATTTGCTTCTGGTGCCAATGCCAAGAAGCTTAGTTCCATCAACAGCCGTCCAGCCCAGCAGCTTTCTGCCTGTTCCCTCATAAGAACTACTTAAATATTTAACCCAGCCACCGATTTTTTCTGCCAAACCTTGACGAAATCGGACAAGATTGCCGTTAGACCAGCCGCCTTCAGCGGTGTAGTCAGTGCCCTCTTTGTTAATACCAGGGTTGAATATGAACTTTTGCAAAGGCATTAGGCGTACTCACCATCTCTTATCATTTCAGTAATTCGCAAAGCTCTCGTTCCAACTTGATTAGCCCACTTGCTGTCCATGAACTCATCGGCAGCTATGTCAAACTGTTGCCGCGACATAGCTTCTAGCGCGTTCACGAAGCCACGAAGCCTAGTCAAACCAAGATTGAAGCAAATATCAATCATTGCGTCACGTCTAGCTTCGTTTAAGTCTTCAAACCAATCGTATGCTTCTGAAAGCTCCTTCCTGACTCGCTTGATATCGTTTTCAAGCAGGTAGTCGATCTCATCATCAGATAGCCCTAGCCCAGACTCGCTGATATTTCGCCCAACACCCACAGTTTCGTAGCCAGCAGAGCACAGGTATACATGGCTACGCACACCTTCATGTCGCCTAATCATCTCAACCAACCTGCTCATAACCTTTCTCCTTCTTAGACTGTCTTAATCTGAACATAAGATCTTGATACTTAACAGGAACTTCTATGTTCATTGATGTCTTAACATCTTCAAGAGGCATTGATAGCAATGCAGGCCAATCCATGCCGGAAAGCCATTGCGCCTTGCGCCCGTTCATGTATGCCTCAAAGGATACTCCAAAGACACCCCAACCCTTCTTTCGAGCATGAGTGATTGTCATGGGTAGAGTCATTACGACCATTCCAAAATTTGCAAAGTTTCCTTGCACGAACCAGAGCAGAATTACTTCGCTAAAGGGGTTGCGCTCGTACCCCGTCACCGTATGAGTCAAATCATGCTGATCTCTGTACCACTTGATGTAGGTATTAAACCCTGACTCTGAGGGCTTTTCGCCCTTGTTCTTGGTATCCCCTACAAACTGTTCAGTAGATTGACCTGACTCTACTAAGAACTTTGCATATTCATTGCCAAGGCTACCCACAGGCATAGCTTGCAAGCGTTTTACGTCATCCAACAAGCTCACTAGCGACTCGTTGTTTACAATAACCCTTGATCCTACTGGGGTACGGCGGAATCTTTCATACTGCTTGCGAACAGAGCGTGTAGATAACCAGTTAAAGATGATAAACACAGCTTCAAGATCATTCGGGTTCTTGTATAAACGACGCAGCGCACCACCTACTTTAAGCCACTTCAGTTTGAACTTAGTTATATCCAACGCTTGTATTGCTCCACAAATTTTGGTTTAGCACAACTTACGTCACATGACGCACATGGAGCAACAACATCCCTGTTGCCGTTTATAAGCTCAGTAGAAATGCGCTTTAACTCTTTGTTGTCACGCCACTCCCTAAACAGGTTTACGTCTTTGACGTTGCCAAACCCGATTTGGTGCGACCAATCGTTGCAGCACATCTGCAAATGCCCATCGAAGTTAATGAATATGCCCCTCATGGGATGAACGCACGGCCCCTTCACAGCAGTGCCGCCAGCTATCAACCCAGCCCTGTGATTGAATTGATGCTTCCATCTAATCGGCCTACCCTTCGGGTCAGCATAATCAGGAAGCTCATTTACATCCTCAACTGATCCGCCGTCAGGCTTCCAATAGTCCTCAATCCGCTCACCGTTATTCAGACGAGAGTACTTCGCTCGTCTAGCCTTGAAGTCTTCTTCCGTCGTGTAAGTGTTAAGCACAAGGTTGTCTAGCTGACGATAGTATTTCCAGTAACGATCAAGACGCCATCCGTTTGTCGTTACCTGTGCGCGGTATCTTCTGGGTTTACGAAGCAACCGATGAATTATCTTATCGAACTGAGGGTGATTTGTGCTTTCCCCTCGACCCGCCAGAATGACAACGCCGCTGAATCGCCATTCTTCAATCTGGTCCATGATCCGATCAAACAATTCCAGACTCATGTTCTGATTGTTGTTGGGGTATATGGATGCGTCAGATCGTGGGCAGAACGAACAGGTGCGATTGCACAAGTCCGTAATGTTTATATCAATCTGTAGTATCCCCTCCAGGTCCATCAGTATTTTCCGATAACTCTTTGTAGTAATCGATTATAGATAAAACCTGTCGTATATACCTCTTTAGTTCAGCCATGTTAAATGACAAGTTCTCATAGCCTTTTGGCGACACCCCATAGTACGCATTCATTGGAGCGTTACCTTCATCAAGGTCTGCCAAGTATTCGCGCATGGTGTCTGGAGTCAGCACCTTCCACTCAACGGGTGCCATGGAAACGGCATTCGGTAAAGGCGGATGGTAGACCGCTGCCGGTTGCACTACCGTAACGACCTCAACTTGCTTTGTTTCAGGGACGTATGGCTCACGTCCGATAAGACCGCAGCCGCTAAGTAGAAGGATCGGTAATAGCTTCCAGATCACTCAGCACCTCCTTTGTTCCGCGATTGATTATGTTCTGTATCAACCCCGGCTTTCGTAAGGAAAGTACAGTCATGTCGTGCTTGGCGAACTTTTTTCTGATCGACTCCACCTCCGCTTGCGCCTGGGCGTTTTGAGCCTGCAATTCGTTAACGCGATCAAGTATGGCCTGCTGCCGCTGTTCTGCTTTTACCAACTGGTCATTCAAGTTAGTAATGCTGTTTTCAAGAACTAATTGGTTATCTGCCGAAACGCGAAGTTGAGTAGCCATTTGTTGTTTCTCGGCCTCTGACTTGTCAGCATACATTTTGAAAGCACCGCCCGTTATCAGTAACGCCACACCTAGGGCCCCCGCTATTTGCCACATATCACTTCCTGTTTGACCATGCCTGGGCGCCAAAAAATGCAGCCAAGATACCAGCAACGGACACGAAGTAGACTGCTGCCATGTCGCCAAGGATCGTTGCAGCTTGGTTCATCCCAAAGAACTCTGATGCGACAACTAGTGACGGGTATAACAGCATTCCCCACAGCGCAAACCAACTCATAGCCCGTTGTGCATCGGCTCGTTCATGGTGTAGCCGTAGCTCAAGTAGCTCTTTGCTAGTTTCTATCTCTGCATCAGAGACTATGCCATCACCATCTGCGTCATATTCAGCGTACTCACTACCTTCTTCTAACCGCTTTGCGTTCATAACTAAGGCCCAAATGCTTTGATAATTAAGTACAACATGCCGACGGCCACACTGCCGCCAACAACTAAAGACACCCCTCCAACTGCAATGTCGTGCATCAGCTTTTCACGTTCTTTGCGTTTCCTGTTCAACATAGCTTGGTGAGCCTTTCTGTCTTTTTCTTGCTGCCAGATCGCTTCGTCATAGCTTTTCAGAAGAGCCGGATCTGCCACCAATAGGAGATCACGCAAGTCCTTTTGATATCGCTCTTGCGACCTACGAAGCATTTGTAGCTTCAAGATGTCATTTTTGCTTAAAGGGCTGAACGTTGAAGACTTGCGGTCAACTTCAAATACGTTAAGTGCTTCGCCAAAATCAGATACCAAAGCCATAGCCTGATCGACATTAGCCTTGCCCTCATTTACATTCTGAATGACCGTATTGATCTGCTGGAGCAACATTCCAGCGGCAGCAACTGACTCGATAATCATTGCAAAAAATTTTTAAGTTAAGAACTGAGGAAGGGCAACCGCGACAACTACTGTGGCGTAGACCCCCCAGATCATAAGTTCAAGGCGATCAAATCGCTTGCTGCCATCTTGCAGGCGCTGCTCAATACCTTGATAGCGGATAGCACATTCTTTCTCGTGCGCTTCAATCTTGGAGATGGCTTTTTCTGTTGGAGTCATACTTGTCTTGCCTTTCGCATATTTTGTCTGGTTTCTTGCAGCATCTCTGATGCCGCATGCCACCACACCGCGTTAACCTTTCCCGTCACTACAACCGCGACGAAACCTTGCTCTTGAGCTTCTCGAATAGCCCTTCTAACGGCTTCAGTAATATCGCCAATGTCATAATCAGTGCTATCTGACATAAGAATACCACCACTTCAAGCTTAGAATCAGAAGACTCTTCTCGCCAGAACTCCAACTCTTCTTCGGTCATACCATCAAGTCTACTGAGCGAGATGCAGCCAACTGTTCTACCGTAATCCTGCCGTCTTTCAGGGTGTACACGGTGGGCGTTATAGTTTGTATGGCTTCACGCACTAGCTCACCGTCCCCGCCGGTCCTAAGCACTTCTTGTTTCTGAACAGCAACCTGCTTCCAGCTAACTTGAGGTACTCCACCAACAGCACCAACGTCCATCAGTCTTTAGCCTTGCCGATGTTTAGAGCCAAGATGTCCACCAACTTGTAGAGCTTACCTATCATCTCGTCATCTCTTGGCGTATCTGTGGCTGCTGCAATCAGTGACGCAACGGTAACAATGCCCGTAACGATCACAATTACATTGCCTATAAAGTCCAACATAAAAGCCTCCTATGTAACTGGCCTCAAATCTGGGATGCTTTCGGTGTTCATCGAACTCCAATCCTTCACGCCATGAGCTATCTCATCCGCAAGCGTGGCACACAAACGCTCATACGCCGTCTGTTGTAAGGTGGCGTTGCAGTGTTCTACCAGCAGGTTCTGTAGTTTTTCTGGCAGGTCTGCGACCTTGTACTCAGTACCATCTACGTCAATTGTTTCGGGTATATACATTGTTTATCCTTAGTCGCCATCAACGACGATGTTTGCGTTACTGTTCATCGTCAGTTTTCTGAAATTACGAGATTCCTGACCGCTGGGACTATCTTCATCACTATACGGATCTACTTCTGATATCCCCCAATCCCCTGACTCCTCTTGTATTATAGAAGCGGTATCCTCTGTGAAACCCTTAAGACGATCCGCCTTTTCATTTAGGTGGCTTCTTATAGTAGTTATGCCTTGTTCCTTCAGCCATGTATGAAAAGAAAGCACGTTCGCCTTGTCATACACATAACCTCTACTGCCGTTAGCATCGTCTGCACCAAGCCAATAGTACATTTCTAACTGGCTATTTGCGGCTGTGCCGAAAACCATAGTTAGAAGCAATCCATCTTCTTCAGTCTTGAAACAAAATGTATTAGAACTTTCAATTTGATTTTGACACACCTTGCGGACGAAATTCTTCTGATCTTCGTATGTTGTCAGTCCAAGCTCCTCGAAGGGGTATGTACCCGTGGTCGGGTCAGTCATAATAGCCAACGAGCCATCGAATACACGATCAAACTCAGCATCTACAATAGAAAATATACGAGTACGGACTAAGGCCATTAGTTGCTCTCCGCTAAGGACTTAATGAATTTAGACTGCGACTCGCATCGTCCTATATACGCTTCGGCTTGAGCTTTCTTTTCGTCGCTCAAGTTATTCGTAAAAGGAGCAATACGATCTAGTGCATAAGCGTACTTAGCAGCGCCGTACAGCCCATGAGTTAGAACACCAACGTAGTTCAACACACTTGCTTGATGTCCAAGGACGCCGTATCTAGCAAGTTCTGCGGCAGGTAACACCCTTTCTGCAACACGATCCACTCTATGGTTCATGTAACGCGGCATCTTCAGGATCTTCTTATCGCGCAAAGAACCTGCATCTTCTTCAGGAATAGCGTCCCACATGTCAGGGTTAACTATGATGACATCTAAGTCATAAGTGCCATGGGTAATGTTCGCGCCTGCCAATCTGTATATTTGGTCATGTTTTGGGCTGTCTACATAAACCCCACGCTTTGCTAGTGAAATATGGAACGCAGAAAGCTTTTCATCTGGCGGCAAATCTTCAGCTTTTATATCAAGAACAACACCGCCTCTGACGCACATGGTGATGCCATCAGCGTTGTTCAAAGCAGTAGCGACAACCCCCGCAGACTCCCGCTTAACTAAAACAGGTTCCCAATCAGGCATGTTAGCCTTGATCGAGTCTACTGTGATTGCGCTCCAGGCGTTTTCACGGACTAGTATTTTTGGGTTCAATGTGGGGAACCTCCGAAAACTGGTTGAAGAAAGACGCTATACGATCAATCGCGTCATCACTTTTACCATAGATTATACCGCTAAAAGGGCTATCGAATACCCTGATTAGATTTTCCCTATAGTCTCCGCCACTTAGTATGGCTTTGTATACAGCCGCGTATGTATGGTGATTCTTAGATTTCAGATCTGTGAAGAGATGAAACCCCTTTCGTGCGGCTATTGCCGCTATCCCCATTTCGCTATTCCAACAACACCCCACAATATCTGCGGCATGCATGAGTTCATGCCCAGATTCTTTCCTGTTTAAGACGTTGTTTTCGCCATACAAATTTTTTAGATGGACCATCAACGATGAGCTAGTAATCGGATGAGGTTTTATGACAGCGCCTTGATCAACAGCAGCTTTCGCTTTGTCCCAATCTAAAACTTCTTTTATGCAGTTGGTTCCAGGCAAGAATATGACGAACTTGTGCTTGGACTTAGCACTTCTTAGCCGGTATTTGTCTTCAATACCTTCACCCATCTGATCGACTAGCTTTTCGCCACAGCCGGTTGAGTCACGCTTTACGCTTGCGTACATAGCCATTTCAGCAAAATGCACATTGGCAGGCTTTATATACAAATAGTCTTCAAGCGCATCGGTGTAAACGTAGCCGTGTATTTCTTTATCACCCCCCATTGAGTACCAAAGATCATACTCAAGGTTGGTGTTATACAAGCCGCGCTTGGGTAGCAAGCTGGCTAGATTTAAGGAATTGCACTTAGGGTTTCTGAGAATGTTTCCGCTCTTGAAGAAGTGCGCCCCAGCATTGCCAAGGCGATCCTCAATGGCTAACTGTTCAATCGCCATCTTTAGTCTCTACGTCAGCATTACGCAGATCAGAAATCATTTTTTCTAGCTCATCAAAACGATCTTCGGCATCACCGAAATGCTCAAGGACTATCTCCAGCATAGTTTCCATACGCTTGTTTATAGCCTTTAACTCGTCCTCTAGTCTTCCGTCCATTGTGACCCATCGTGATATCTAGCGTTGTGTGCGCTACCAGACGTAACCTCAGTTTGGTTTCCAGTAGCGGTCAATCGCTCAAATATAACAGTGTTGGTGTTGAAAGTCGTTGTTGTGTTAAACGTGGTTGTTGTGTTGAACGCCGTGTTGAACGTCGTAGTCGTAGACTTACTAGTGCCGGTTGCTCTTGTCGTGTTAAACGAAGTGGTCGTAGATTTACTAGTGCCCGTTGCTCTCGTTGTGTTAAACGAAGTAGTCGTAGACTTACTAGTACCCGTTGCTCTGCTTGTATTGAACGACGTTGTCGTGCTTTTACTGGTGCCCCGCGAAGTCGTGGTATTAAAGCTAGTGTTATAGCTAGTTGTCGTGTTCTTACTGGTGCCAAACGACGTGCTAAACGACGTAGAAAACGACGTGCTGAAAGATGTAGACGTGTTCTTGCTCGTGCCAAACGACGTGTTGAACGATGTAGACGTGGATCTAGTGGTATTCACGGTGCCACTAGACTTGCCATCCGTAATCAACGTGTTGAACGTCGTAGTCGTGTTTCTGCTAGTACCCCGGCTTGTGTTAAACGACGTTGTCGTGTTCCTTGATGTATTCCGAGACGTGTTTCGACTAGTGTTCCGAGACGTGTTAAACGATGTGGTCGTGCTCTTGCTTGTTCCCCTGCTGGTAGCGGTTGCGAAAGCCGTGTTGTACGAAGTTGTCGTGTTCTTACTAGTGCCAAACGTAGTCGTGGTGTTGAACGACGTAGTGGTGTTCTTGCTAGTGCCAAACGTAGTCGTGGTGTTGTAGGACGTGGTCGTGTTCTTGCTAGTACCAAACGTGGTCGTGGTATTGAACGATGTAGTCGTTGAGTTACTGGTAGACTGACTCGTTTGAGTTGCGCGAGTCGTGGCCGTAGCGCGTGTAGTCGCCGTCGCCCTAGTGGTGTTGTATATGGCGTTCCAGACCGTAGCCAACGTACCGCCGTTATTAACGACGATAAAGTTCACTTGATGAAGCGTATTAGCTGTAGCACGGACTGCAATCTGCGAGTCGGTGTCTAGCTCCTTCAGCGTACCATTGTCATTAATAAATATAGCCACTATTTGTTCCTAGCTAATGACGTAAAACACATGCCCGTCTGGGAACCCAGAGGCAGATGTCGGATTCGAGCTAACAATCGACTGTGTTCCTACCGTCTTGCCGTTAGAAACTATGTCAGTAAACGTGCCAGCCGCCGCCGTGCTGCCGCCAATGACAACATTATCAGCAGTCCCGCCATTAATGTCTGCGGTGGTCAGGGTTGCGCTTGCAATTGTAGCACTTGCAACATCGGCTAACTCTAAGTCTATGAGAGCGTCCGTAACTGCTGCTCCACTGCCAGCACCATCTAGAAACACAATTTTAACGTTACCGTTACCGATAGTTACAGTTGCGCCAGAGCCTTGCTTGATGATGATGTTTTGCGACCCACTTGTTGCATTCTCTATGATGTGAACGCGGGTCATTGTATTCGGCCCAATCGTGATAGTGCAGGCTGAATCCAAGGTGCCGGTATACTTAATATACATTGCACGAGCAGGATCAGTTGAACCATCAGCTACTGTAGACGTATGAGTGTCTGCATTGGTTGTAATTGCTTCAGTTCCAAAACCTAAGGCCTCACCTATCAACTCGAGGTTGGTATTTGTACTTGTGCCCCATGTTCCGCTTTCGTCGCCATTGGCAATCTCTTTTAAGCGAAGGTCGTTAACGTAAGTTGCCATCTAAGCTACCTCTGTCCAG